CTTTTTAGCTTGACATCAATAACATCTTTAAAGTCAGACCATAAAAATGCACGACGTAGAACAGATCGATCCTCTGATCTGATCAAAGAATCGCTGCAACGTTATGGCGCTGCTCGAAGCATTGTTATCGATGAAGATAACCGCATCCTTGCGGGCAATGGCACCATCGATGGGGCAAAAGCCGCAGGCATCAAAAACGTACGGATCATCGAAACCGACGGTGACGAGATCATCGCCGTTAAACGCACCGGTCTATCAGAGGAGCAAAAGGTCGGCTTAGCTTTGGCTGACAACCGCACGGCTGATCTCAGCGAATGGGATCAGGAGATGCTGCATCAGCTCTCAGAAGAACATGACATCAGCCCTTGGTTTGATCAGGACGACTTAAACGAAATTCTCAACGTCACGAAGCTTGATCCTGAAGAGGGCAACACAGATCCTGACGACGTACCAGAAGCACCAGAAGAACCCACCACCAAACCAGGCGACCTGTGGATCCTCGGCAACCATCGCTTGCTCTGTGGCGACTCCACCAACCCGCAGCACGTCGAACGCCTGATGGATGGCAAGAAGGCCGACATGGTCTTTACCGATCCCCCTTACGGGATGGACCTAGACACCGACTACACAAAAATGGGGACTTCAACTAAGTCCTACAAACCTGTTCACGATGACGACAAGCCTTTTGACGCTGGCGCAATGATGCGCTTACTGCCTTCTCCTGTTTGGTATATCTGGGGCGCCGATTATTTTTGCAACTCAATCCCAAACTGGTCTGAGGGTTCAATACTTGTTTGGGCTAAAGCCCATTCAGAAGACGAAAACAAGGTTTTTGGATCGTCGTTTGAGCTGTGTTGGCGCTATCCCAAAGCAAAAAAAGAAGTCTGGTTTGTGCGTCGCATACACATGACGGACGAGCACCTCAAAGCGCACCCCACTCAAAAGCCTTGTGATCTTCCAATACGTGCATTAGAGAAAGACAGCAAGCCTGGTCAATTAATCGTTGACTTATTTGGTGGGTCAGGCACCACCTTGATTGCCTGTGAAAAAACTCGTCGTCAATGCCGAATGATGGAACTTGACCCCGCTTACTGCGACGTCATCGTCAAACGCTGGGAAGACTTCACCGGCAACACCGCCATCTGCGAACCATCTGCGGCACACTTTGAACAGGAGGAGCCAAAAGACTGATGGCCCAAAAGTCCACAAAGATTGAAGTAGACATGCGTGTCAATCGCATTGCTCGCCTTTTGGCGAACGGTGCTGTCCGCTCTGAGATCGTGCAGTATTGCGCGAAAGAATGGGAAATTGCTGAACGGCAAACAGACACCTACATCGCCAAGGCGCGGGATCTTATCCGGGCTGATTGGGAAACAGATCGGCTGACTTTTACTGCAGAAATCCTTGCTCAGCTTGCCACGCTGCAAAAAGAGGCACGTAAGACCAACAACCTCAACGCTGCTTTGGGTTGTATCAAGACCGCAGCGCAGATCGCGCAAGTGCTTCAGTGACGTTTCTTAGCCACATTGAAAGCGGATCAATCCTGCACCGAATTGGCGAAAGCAATTCAGAGCTTGACGTTCAATCCTTAGTCACACAGATCAAGTCCGACTTGCACCCAGGCCAGCTTGCCTTTGTAGAAGATCAAACGACAGAAATTATTGGTTTGTCTGCTGGGTATGGAGCTGGCAAAACGCGATCGTTAGCTGCAAAGGCTGTCGTCCTTGCGGTATTAAATCAAGGCTTTATGGGTTGCGTAATGGAGCCGACAGGCCCATTAATTCGTGACATCTGGATGAATGACTTTGAGGAGTTCCTTGAGGCTTACGAAATCCCTTACACGTTTAGAGCAAGTCCACTCCCAGAATATGTTTTGCATTTGCCCGGTGGTGATAGCAAGATCTTGTGCCGCAGTTTTGAGAATTGGTCACGCATCATTGGCTTGAACCTTGCCTGGGTGCTTGCCGACGAAATCGATACAGTTACGCCATCAATCGCAGAAAAAGCGTTCCCCAAGATCCTTGGTCGCTTGCGTGCTGGCAACGTGCGACAGTTTGCCGCTGCATCAACGCCTGAAGGTTTTCGTTGGATGTGGAACACGTTCGGCACAGAAGAAGCGCAGCAGCGTCCTGATCGAAAGCTGATTAAAATGCGATCGGTGGACAACCCCCACCTCCCAAAAGATTTTATTGAACGCCTCGAAGCAAACTACGATCCCAGCCTGTTAAAGGCGTATTTGCTTGGAGAGTTCACGAACCTGACAACCGGTCAGGTTTATGACCGTTTTGACCGCGCCAAACATGTAATCACCGATATTCCTGATGTCAGCAACGAGCCTTTGCGCTGCGGGGTTGATTTCAATATTGGCAACATGTCCGCAGTGCTCGGTGCTCGTCTTGGAAACAACCTTCTCCTGATTGACGAGATCAGCGGTGCGCATGACACCGACGCCATGGCCCAAGAAATACAACGCCGCGCTGATGGACGCCAGGTATACGTCTACCCTGACGCATCTGGCGGAAACAGAAGCACGAATGCCTCACGTACAGACATTCAGATCTTGGAGTCGTACGGCTTTAGCAATCAATCACCAAAGGCCAACCCTCCCGTCCGCGATCGGGTGGCTTCTGTTCAAGCTTTGTTGGAAAACGGGAAGGGCGAAGTCAGATTGCAGGTCGCCGCAAATTGCAAACGAACCATTGAATGTTTAGAGCTGCAGAGTTACACCGAGGCCGGTGATCCCGACAAAGATGCGGGGTATGATCACATGAATGACGCTCTTGGTTATCTTGTCTACCGCGATTTCAGCATGATTCATTCCCGAGCAGGCCGAGGCACTGGCATCAGACTCTATTAACATCAGACTATCGGGCGGGATTTAACTGTGTATTCAGGCTTTTCTGGTGGTCGTCAACGCGTTGGCAACGTCACAACGGTGGACAGCCCGAATACAGCTTGGGTAAACATGGAGCCCCATTGGGAGTTGTTAGAAGCATTGCAGGGTGGAACGTTTGCAATAAGAAAAGGCCATAGAAAATATCTTCCGCAGGAGCCCAGAGAGCAAGATTCCAGCTACGATGTCAGGCTCCAACGATCCGTCTGCTCCCCTTTCCTGACTCGAATCGAACTGATGTTGGCGGGCATGTTGACCCGTAAGCCGGTCAGGCTTGATGACGTAACTGATCAAATCCGCGAACAACTATTCGACGTTGATTTGCTAGGCAACGACTTACAGACCTGGTTGTTTCAGACAAGCAGACTTTGTATTCGCTATGGGCACGTCGGCGTTCTTGTTGATGCGCCTAAGGCTGGTGACAATGGTCGCCCTTACTGGATTTCATATTCGCCAAAAAACATACTCGGCTGGAGACATGAATTAACTGATGGGCAACAGAAGCTGACGCAGCTTCGCCTTTCTGAAAAAATCCTCGTACCCGATGGCTTGTACGGCGAAAAGCAAGTCGAGCAAGTACGTGTCTTAACCCCTGGCGCATTTGAGATTTTCCAAAAAGATCAAAAAGGTGATTTCCGTGTTGTGGATGAAGGCACAACAAGCTTGAGCGAGATCCCGTTCAGCGTTGCTTATTCCAACCGGGTTGGCGTTTTGGAGTCATTCCCGCCGTTGGCTGATATTGCTGAGCTAAACCTGCAGCATTATCAGGTTCAGTCTGATCTGGGGAACCAACTGCACATCAGCGCAGTGCCGATGCTTGCGTTGTTTGGCTTCCCGCAGTCTGCTGAAGAGATTAGTGCAGGCCCTGGAGAAGCTTTTGCACTCCCCTCAGATGCGCGGGCCGAATATGTAGAACCCGCTGGCAACAGCTACGACGCTCAGTTCCGCAGGCTTGAACGAATTGAGGCACAGATTAATGAGTTGGGTTTGGCTGCTGTGATGGGGGCAAAGCTTGTGGGCGAGACGGCTGAGGCTAAGAGGATTGATCGCAGTCAAGGCGATGCCACGATGATGGTGGTGGCCCAGCAAATGCAAGATCTGATCGACAACTCCTTGCGGTTCCACGCTGATTATCTGCAGGAGTCACAAGCTGGCAGCAGCCTTGTCAACCGTGACTTTATGGGCGCAAGGCTTGAGCCACAAGAGATTCAAGCGTTGTTGCAGCTTTACACCGCTGGCACGGTGACGCAGGAAACGTTGTTATTGCAGCTAGAAGCGGGCGAAGTGCTTGGTGATGATTTTGATGTAGAAGCCGAACTGGAAGCAACGCAGGCTGGCGGATTACTTGAAACACCGCAGCCAGTTCTTGAGCAGGAAGTCACAATGCCTGAAGGCGAGCCGGAGGCAGACAATGGATTGGCTTGATAATTTGCGCAGGCCAAAACCTGAACAACCATCAAGTCGAGATTTCTTTTATTCGCATGACAGGCTTG